TTGAGTTTCAAATGAATCTATAAACAAGTCTCTAAACCAAGAACGCATCCCCTGCTCAGAGATAACTTTCAATTGTTCGTTTTGAGCAGAACTTCCTTTTAGCTGTATAACAGCCCCTCTTTTAGCATCTGTAAAGTATTTGTCCGCACCCCATTGAACAAAACTCTCAGGGTTGTTTGATATACCGTACTCTTCTATTCGAGCGATTTGAGTCCCTAGCACTTCAGGTACAGCCGTCAAAGCACTACCCGCCCCTGCATCTGAAAGCAAGTCTTTACCTTGCAGTACGTATGATATCTTATCCTCCTGAAGTGTAAGTATATCAGTCTCTCTTCCGAATAGCTTTTGTATAGGACCGAATGATTGTTCAAGTGATTTGAAGTTCAACAAACCTAAGTTAAACTCATTAAGTTTATTTACATTATTCTCTTCGTTGTATACACCACTATAGGTAAGGTCAGCATATCTATCTGCCTCCTTGTATTCGTTCTCGCTTGTAGTTAAAATCCTGTTGCCTAAATTAAAAGTTCTACCTACTACTGAGTCACGTATCTTGTAACTCTCTGCACCATTACCAAATGAGAAACAGTTGTAGAAGTCTGTGTTAACTATAGCAGGTATACCTAAAGGTGGATTTTGAAAATTATTACCACTACCTTGATGCCATCCAAATTGATTTATCTCATATGTGTCAGAAGATTCAAACCATACGTTAGGCAAAGCATCCTGTGGCTCTGTTTCAAATATTACAACATCGTCAGCTCTGTTTACCTTGAACCTTACAGCAAGATTAGACCTTCTGCCACTCGAAATAGAACCACAAGCAGGTGTACCACGAACATTGATCATATCAAACCCGGCATCCCATCTAATGTAATTTTCAAATACATTACATCCATTACCGGGGAAAGGGCTTAAACCTAACCATTTCGTTGGTGAACCTATGCCTGTGTTTAGGACAGCTTGAAAGTTTTCTCCTTCAAAAAACTCATACATATTAGCATAGTCCCTTGTAGCTCTCATAGTGGTACTTAGGTCATAACTTAATGGTTTACAGTTTGCAAAACCTCCGTCTCTCCTAAAGTTTATTTCTACTAAAACAGTAGACCCTGCCGGCACATTATACGCTACTGCGGGGCTTGAGCCCGGTATAGTAAACGGGAAAGTTAATCCTGCACATATGCCACTATCTTTTGATTGATTGGTTTTTCTTATATCAATAACTGCATTAGGGTCTTGACTTATATCTATAGAATTAGGGTTTATCTTCATATAAGCACCCGGAACATTTCCTGATGTTATGTCATTCGTAGCGTAAGACCCTTTTTCTAAAACAGTTACATACGTACAATCTAAAGCAGCACCTAACCCGTCTGTTTTTACAACTAGCCTATCACCCTCTTCAACTTTTCTACTGTTTTCACCTTCTAGCAAAAAGTAAACCATACCATCGCTATCACCTATGTAATAAATGTTGCTATATATTACTTCATAATTTTCTTCGTCAGGCTTTATTATAAATTTATAATGAGTAGCCCATTCAGGTGCTATCTGAGTAATAGGTATGGTCGCTTGTATTCTATTCTTAAGTATAGAACTTGAGCAAGGTACATATACGGTATTATTTTCACTTACAATACCTGTAGACGAACGACCAAACTCATCCATATAAATCATACCTATTTCGTAGTTTCTGTTACTATGAAGACTTTCGGCATTCCCATCCAATTGGAAGGTAGCCCCTGCTGCAACTATCTGATAAAACTCAAAAAATGAACCGCCTGTATACGGATTAGCTACATCTAAAACAAATCTCATCATATTAGTTCTAAACCCTATTATAGCAGATGTAGTAGATTCGAATGTTTCAATAGGCTGATTTACATTAAGTGGTCCTCCATTACCTTGATAACTTTGGTATTTTCTTGCAGGACCTGCTGACGTAGTTAAGTTTATAGGTATAGCACAGTTAAAATCATCAGTAAATGTAATGCCATCACACGAAGTAGGGTTTGTCGGTATTGGATCGTATATAGGGAGTATAGTAGGCGGAATAAGAGTGCCTATTGCGTTTTTAAACTCAGAACTCGTTGCTAACTCGTAAATATTGTTATAATCTTTAGGTAGAATAAAAATAAAAGATAAATCAGTAGCAGGTGTTACTTGATTAATCGTAGTCCCCGGAGGCAAACTGCTGCCTCCAACCGCAGCGTGGTCTATTGTAAAATCAAAAGTGATACTTGAATTCTTAATCAAATCCTTTGGATCAACCGCACTAAAGTCAAAGTCAACTCTACTATTAGGTATAATAGGTCCGGGCGATGGAATAAAGTATTCTGTACTTGACTTTGTGACTACAGCTTCCGTTGCAGGATTAGCTGTGCTTATTAGGTCTACAGTATACTCTATTTGCGTAGGAATGAAATTTCTTTCTAAATTATAACCGTCTATATAATTCCCATATATGAGACGATTACCCATCATTGTTTGCCCTAAAGCAAATCGTGGTACGTTGTCGTACAATCTTAGTATTTCAGAAGAAGGTAGTATGGTGAATATATTACTATTGTCAAATGTAAAGGAGTAGTCGTTATTATCTCCTAATCCCTTGATATCTTTATCTATTTTTTCGATTACTCTTATTGTCCCATCTTGAGCATTCTTAAACAACAAATCAATTCCTTTAACTAAAGGTCCTCCTGTATTTACAGTTACCCTAACGGAATTAAACTTGTTAATCATACCTTCATTCAAGAAGCTATTGGTGCTAAAATTAAATGGGAGTGGATCGAATGCAGGTTCTGTAAATGGAGACGTTGCTGAATAGTCATTGTCAGAGTATCTATACCTATACCCAAAGCAGATATATCTTTCCTCTAAGTAATTTTCTTCGCTACTAGTTTTTCTTAATTCTAAAGACGGAGAAAATACAGGAGGTTTTTTTATTACGTGTAGCTCTTCTTTTAAGATAAATGGGTTATTACCATAATCATAAGCTTTAGGAAGGATTATAGTAATTATCTTAGGGTCAGGGTAATTCCTTTTTACATTTATAAATCTAGGAGGATTTAAATTGTCTGTAAAGAACAGTAAATCACCTACCTTATCTACGGCTGTTATTAAATATTTAGAATCGAAATTAAGTGTTGTTATAACACCGTCAATGTTTACACTAATAACGTGATATGTTATTTGATTAGTTAATACATTATATGATACTATAAGGTCAATCTTACCGAGTGGAGCATCGGCAGATACAGGATAGTCCTCATCGTGAATAAACCAATATATAGTCTCATTAGCTCCATCTTCGAATGCACCTATACACTTAGCAGAAGCACTTAAAGGAACTCCCTTATACTGCAATGCAGTTAATACAATATTCCCCTTAGTGTTTTCAATTACACCAATCTCAGAGCCTTCTGTAGACCCCATACGAACATTGATCGCATCTATGTATTCACCGTCAGGTATAAGTCGTTCATCAACCGACTTATTCATCCTACCTTTTATAAAGTTTCTTGTAATATTTGCCATATTATTTTAACCACTTATTTTGACCTCTTAGATTCATTAATAATCGTCCGGGATGGATATTACTTATTCTTATCTTAGCGTTTCTCAATAAAGCAGTCTTTCTCTTCTGTGCTCTTCGTACAACGTACTCCTGCACATTGAGTTTACTATTTAATATGGCATACTCAATGTATGCATACACGTAGTCTTCAAATAATTTATTTACACTAATTTTAGAGTCATCTCCACCTTCCATACCATCAGATACATATTCGAGTATACAAGACTCGCCACTCATACCTGAACTAAAGTTTATAACACCTGCTTTTTTATCTATCTTAAATGTAGGGTTTGCATTTGCAGTTTCGGTATTTAATCCGAATCGTGCTCCAATTGTGTAGTCAAAATACCAATCCCCATCGCAGTTATATCCTTGCATACCATTGAACTGATGTCCTTGGTTTAGGTATATACTTTTCTTTTGGTTCGTGATCCTATCTAAATCAATCTCAGAAAACTGAGGCGATAGTGCGTTTCCATTCGCATCAAATAATATCCTTCCTTTATTGTCCTGTAAGTATGCAGAAGAAGAGTTTATCTGAATGTTCTCTGTTAATGGTCTTAATATACCATTTTGATATACGTTAACCCTAACCCAATTTACATAGTCTGAAGGCAATACATATCTTAAAGAATCTGTAACGTCTAATTCTAATACCTTGATCTCTTTAAACGCATCGTAGTTTAGCTCCTGTATTGCTCTCTTTGCGTGGAACAAAATCTTAAACCTCTCCTCGTTATTTACTAGTGAGTGGTTTCCGCTATACATCAACATAAAATTGTTGACTATATCATATAGGCTGACATATTGGTATGAACCCCAATTCGCATCTTCAGGAGTTGCTCCCCCATTCTCGTAATATTGATACTGTGATATATATGCCATTATTGTTGGTTATCTTTTTGTTCTTCTAAATTAGCAAACTGAACTACCTCAGTCTCTCTTATCTGCATACCTGAATATTGTAGTATCTTAGTCACCAACCTTACCTCATCGTCAATAGGTAGCTCAAAGTCCTGAAAGTCAGGTTGCGATTGGTTAAACACAGGCTGACCTCCTAATAACGTACTATACGTCCATTTAGGGTCTTTAGGGTATCTAATATACTGACTAAATATTTGTCCCGGATTGTTTATCGTCTTAGGCAACACAGTTACCGAATCAGAATTCAAAGAATACGCAGGGAATGTTTTAGTTGGTGCTGTTAGAATAGAGTTAGCTAACATACTAATCTTACTGTTTGTAACCTTTTCTACCTGATAATTTTCAGGTTTAAATATAGAGTAGTTTTGGTTCGGTGGAATAAATATATTTTCGTCTAAGAATAATGTTGAATCATTTTGCACATTTAATATTTCCGCTTGCTCAAGAGATGATGTGTTTACCACTATATCCCCCACAGCAGCAGTAACCGTAAATGTAGCTGTATTATCAACCAAAGAATTAATCAAGAACGATGTATTCGTACCACCCACTTTAAACGTGGTATAAGCCAATACTTTATTTAATAGGTAGTAATCGTCACCTGTAGTTGTTTGAGACGGTGTAAAGTACTTATTATAGTTCTTTTGTCCTAAATTATTAATTACTGAGAACGTATCTATAGATTCCTCAATGCCTTTTGTCATATCAGCGTACTCTGTACCTGACACTCTAGCATTCTCTTTATTTATCGATGTGTTGTAGTCCGTGAAATAATCTTCAAAGATTTCTAGCTGTGCTTGCTTTGCAAACAGATTAAAATCCTGTGGAGATATATATCCATAGTTGTTCTTGTTAAGAACCGAAAACACTGTATTTCTTACTGAGTTTATCATTGTAAACTTTTATACAAAGATAGCAAAAAAAAAGAGTCCGATGAAAATCGAACTCTTATTACATATAGATTAATGCTTGTTAACTTTCTATAAGTTTTTCAAGCATTTTTAGAGATTCTATTCCTTCATCACTCTTCAAGTATGATGATGCTAAACTCAATGGGTCTTCATTGAATGGAACAACAAGCATTCTTGTTTTGTTGGATGGTGTATTAAACCATATCTCTTTTTTGTTTTTTCTAAAGGTCAATAGTCCTTTGTCAAAGAAAAGCTGAACCTCTCCTTGCATTTTCATAGTTGGATCGTCAATTGCTTCCAAGAATTCAAACGGATTGGTCTTAGCAAATATTAACATATCTCTTTTTAATTCAGCAGTAGATACTTTTGATGTATCTCTCCCAAACAATACACGAGACATTGTCTCAATTCGATCAATTGTCATTTGACTAGCTGCAACAAGTGCCTCTACCTCTAGATTTAATATCTCAACCTCTTCTTCTGCATCTTTAACATCATCAACTTCTACAAATCTATCTCCATTCATAGGATGATAATGTAAGAACTCTTGAAGTATAGGGTTATTTTTTGGAACGTGTAAGAATCCATCTTCAAATACAATGGGTTCTAATATAGCATTCCCGTCTTGTTCGTCCTCGAACGGTGACTTTTGATTTCTTGCATATCGTAATGGTCGATTTGCATTTAGCTCTTCGTCAAAGTAAAGTAAAGAATAACTTCTTGAACTCTTTGTTGGTATCATAAAAGATAACGGAGCTTTTTCTGATGTAAGTCTGTAGGTCTTTGCTACAGTTGTTTTTTTATTTTTCATTTGATTTAATTTATAATTTTTAAAAAAAGGGGTGATATTTCACACCCCTTGTGATATTAGTTGTTCTTAATCTTTAAAGATAAAGA